TTGTTTGTACCTTACAACGGGCAAGCATCCATTCCATCTAGCATCTTGCCTCAACTTGATGAGCAAGCTACAGTGGTATGCATCTGCCCCAGGCTACGTGCATGAGAGATTTGGCAATCAGATACTATGGCTTGCTGCACAGCATTGGCCGTTTGGACTTGCTAAACTAGACCTTAACGCTCTTCATCTGCGGCTGGCTTCTATGCCTGCCAAGGATCAACAGGCAGCTATAGGCTGCTGTTATGATTTCTTCAACCGCGCCAAGTTCTTGGCAACTCTACCTGAAAGATGTAAAGCTATGCAGATGACTGATACCATACCCCGCGATGTGATGCTGCGATTGCAGGCAAGTCTTGCCAGTCTTGAATCTTCTCTGCTGGAGAAAGACAGCATGATGCCGCAACACCTGCGTAACACTCACGCAGTTCTCATCAGTTACCCTGAGACAACACATTTATTGGACGACAAGGAAATAGCATTGATAATCGACGCCGCTGAAGTTCATACTAAAACCGAGATAGTAAAAGCTGCGGCCGCCGGAAAGGGAGCTAGTAGGAAAAAAGTCTCAGCAGAGGATCTATAATGACTACATGTATCATGACCAAGCAGGGCAGGAATGAAGCAGGATATGGCAGGATAAATATAAAAGGCACTATCTATCTGCACCACCGCGTAGTTTATGCAGAGCATCACGGCCTATCACTACTGGATATAAAGGGCGTAGTTATTAGGCATACTTGTGACAATCCTGCATGTGTAAATCCTGAGCACTTACTAGCTGGCACGCACCAAGATAATGTCGCTGATCGTATTAGTCGTGGAAGAACTGCCTGTGGAGAAGTGCATGTAAATGCTAAATTGACAGAGGATATAGTTCGCAGTATTAGAACCGCTGCGCGAGAAGACAACAGGCAACTTGCAGCAAAGTACGGAGTCAATGAGCAGTGTATCAGTAAGATTAAAAACTTCCGCACGTGGAAGCATGTGAAATGAAAAGTCTATTCAAGACTCCTACTGCTGATGATCGTGCTGCTCAACAGCTTGAGCTTGCTAAGCAGCAGTTTCAGCAGCACAAGTCTCAAGAGTCCTATCACAAGCACATGGCTGCATACTACTCAGAGCAGGCCACATTCTACAATTCATTGCTCCCTAAACAGCATGGAAACTAATCATGTTTGACTGCATCAAAAAATCTAACATCCTCCACTCCTGGACTACTGTGGCAGGCTATCCTGCTATTGTACTTGGGATGGATACCGGCTACCGATGCGGATATATCCAACTGCCGGACAGTCATCCCTGTGCTGGACAGGACTGCAGCGAACTTGATATCAGTGTGCATGGAGGACTTACATATGGTAATGGAGCTGTCTTTGGCTTTGACTGTGCGCACTACGGAGATGCTGCTGATGTTAGCATAATGAGTGATGCCCATCGCAAACTAAGTGCTTGGTGGGGAATCATTAGCCAATACGATACGATCAGAACAACAGAGTTCTGCATTGCAGAGTGTGAGAGTATGGCTGAACAATTCAAAAAGCTTGAATCATGATAACATCTGAACAATTCGATGCCATACTAGATACGCCAATCAACGCTGCTGGCAGCAATGCTAGTGCTGTACTCAAGACTAACTACGATCAACTCTCCAGTCATGGCAACCTCACTACGTATTCTACCTCGGACACATTTCATTCGTGCCCGCGCAAGTTCGCAATCAAGAAGCTCCAAGCAAACACGGGAACTTCTGAAAGGATTAACAGTCCTACCTTTGCGTTCGGTCATGCAGTTGGGGCTGGCATTGCCACTTACGATCAGACACAGGATCTTCGCGCAGCCATATGGGAAGCTATCAAGGCGTGGGACATTGATCTATTTGATGAGGAGCGGAAGCCTAAGAGGAGAAATGGAAAGAGTTTCTGGGAGGCAATTTGGGCGCTCTATGCGTACGAGCAATTCTACAACGACTCTGACCTCGCTGATTATGATTGCATAAAAGTAGAAGCTACCGTCGCCATTGACTTTGAAGACGGGCACTTCTATTCTGGGCACATTGATGAAGTCTTGCGTCACAAGCAGACTGGCCGCTATCGTGTCAAGGAGAACAAGACTACTGGCTTTGCTAACGTAGATCCTGCACTCTATTACAACAGTGACCAAGCTCTCTCCTATGCTATCGTCATTGATATGCTGGGCGGCAGTGACTATGATGTGATGTACACAGTCTACTCTAGCACTGAGCAAGCATGGCAACAGTTTAACTTCGTCAAGCATGCACACCAGAAAGCTGAGTGGGTTCAAGATCAACTGCTGCTGCATCGCCAGATAGATGACTACAGTGAGCTGAACTTCTTCCCTAAGCGCGGACGCAGTTGCTATAACTTCATGCGCCGCTGCGAACAGTTTGAGGTCTGCGGCACATCATTCACAAACCGCTTTGGTAAAGAGTACGCAGACTTGCCAAAGATCACAAGCATTGCTGACATTGAGAAGATCGAACATGTAGACTATCCAACAACACTCACTGAAATTGTCAACCGCCAAAAGGAGAAACTCAATGAATCTATCTGAATACACTGCCCACTCCCGCACCAAAGCTCTTGTCTACGGAGCGCCGAAGTCTGGAAAGACCGCCCTTGTTGGTAAGCTTGCTAGTGCTGGCTTCAAACTCCACTGGCTGGATCTGGAAAATGGTGTCAAGACTCTTCTCAATCCTGCCATTCTGCCTATCAAGGATCGCAACAATGTCAATGTCATCTCTATTCCTGACCATCGTTTATACCCTGTTGCTATTGATACTGTGCGTGATATTCTTCGTGGCGGCAACAAGCGTATCTGCAACTCCCACGGAAAAGTATCTTGCCCACTGTGTATCAAAGATGGCAGCGCAACATGGAGCGAAGTAAACATCTTCGATCTTGGCCCCAAGGATATTCTTGTCATTGACAGTCTGTCTCAGCTGGCTAACAGTGCAATGAACAAGGGCATCATCAAAGAGCTTCAAAAGCCAGGAGGTGAAGAATATAAAAAGACTTTCACTGACTATGCAGTACAAGGCTCCTTGATGGAGCAAGTCCTGTCTGCTATTCAAGTTCTTGACGTGAACATCTGCGTCATCAGTCATGAGATGGAATCGGAAAGCTTGGAAGGTCGTGAGAAGATTGTTCCTGTGGCTGGCACCCGTAACTTCTCCCTCACATCCGCAAAATATTTCGATAGCGTGGTGCATTGCGCCATCACCAACAAGCAACACAGAGCATACGCTTCGACCACCTACAGTCCAACCATTGTGACTGGCAGCAGACTTCCTCTTGCTCTTGATGACAACAAGACTGGTGAGCTGGAACTGTCTGCAATCTTCAACCCCGCTTGACAAAGGCATCCAACTATGTCACACTCTGAACTCACCAATCCGCTGGACACTCAAGTGGCTGGCACTCACTACAAGCAGATGGCTATCCAGCCTGTTCAGTTTATCCATGCCAATGACATTGGCTACTGCGAAGGTAACGTAATCAAATACGTTTCTCGCTGGAAGGAGAAGGGCGGACTGGATGATCTTCGCAAAGCAAAGCACTACATTGAACTGCTGCTTGCAATGGAAGATCAAGCACTGCTGGAACTCAAAGCCTAACAAGCAATCCACTGGCATGCTGGATAATGTATGCTAACTTCAACCCTGTTAATTTCAAACTGAAAGACATTATCATGAACAAGAACGCAGCATTTGCCGATCTCGACTCCTTGATGGACGCTTCGATGGACGACATTGATGATCTGCCTCCTGTTGGCGTTCCGCCCACTGGCCACTACAATCTGCTTATCACTGCTTCGCGTGAGACTGCCGCAGCTGGCAATGAGTACATCAAGTTCAGCTATGAAGTCGAAGCTGTCAACGAAGTCAAAGAGCAAGCTGAAGAGTCTCAAGCTGCTGTTGGCATGAAGTTCAACCAGATCTTCTCGCCGTTCAAGAAGGACGGTACCATCAACGAGTACGGTCTTGGCTTCCTGAAAGAAGCGTGCGCTCCGTTTGCTGCTCATTTCGGCACTACCAAGATGGGCGACACCATTGGTCAGATTGATAAGATCAGCGTGGCTGCCAGCCTGGTTCGCCGCAAGGACAAACGCGACGCAGACAGGTGGAATTTCTCTATCAAAGACGTAGTTATTCTGTGATAGGCTGCATCAATAGCACCTATGCTATTGGATCTTCAGGCTACTGCTATGTAAATCTTGGCGGTGAGCCTGTTGGTCATCATAGGATAGCGTATGCAAAAGCTAACGGAATTACGTTGGAAGCTATGCAAGGTAAAGTGGTCATGCATAAGTGTGACAACCGCACTTGCGTAAATCCAGAGCATCTTGAACTTGGCACCATTGCAGATAACAATGCAGACATGCGTAGCAAGGGCAGGGCCTCAGGAAACCCAGCGCCAATAAATCCAACAGCTAAACTAACATCTGAGCAGATACATGAAATACGTAGCAACAAACAGCTAACGTATGACAAGCTTGCAAGGATGTTTGGCGTATCTAAGTCCACAATTTGCAGAGTTAAAAAGCAGCAAGTGTGGGCTACAGTAGCCTGAACCTATAAGATTGCCTCGGCCTTGTGCCGGGGCTTTTGTGTATGTGGCCTACACACTAGACTGCATACCCAAGATTTCTGTTAACCACTCAAAACAGCCTATGATAATTGCACACTTTGGCACCCAGGAGGATCGTCCTTATCTTGACCGCTTACGGCCACTGATCGGCAGTCACAATGTCAAGGTAGTCTTGCAAGCAGAAGAGTATCTGACTAGCATTGCTGCAAAGGTAAAGGCACATGGCATAGATGCTATCATCTGCACCAACCCTATTACCCTTGTCACACTACTCAACAGTCAACTTGACTTCCGCCATCCTGTAGACAAGCGCGGCACCAAGCGTAAGCTGTCTCTTGATGACTACGCTGGCTCTTTCTTCAAGATCCCTGCTGCAAAGCTAGGCACCGACCATGATGTGCAGGTGCTGATCCTGAATCCCCTGCAACATCTTGTCTCTACTCCTGAAGGCACCTTTGTATTCAAACGCTTTATCTCTAAGATAACTGATCCGGCGCGCTGGTTCCCGCAGACTCCATTCACGTGGGAACTCTGGACACCTGCAAAGTCTGATGCACTCCTGGCAAAACTAAACAATGCTACTCTTGTTGCAGTTGATATTGAAACCTACGTTGGAGATGAGCAGAGGCGCATCCATTGTGTTGGCTACGCTGCTCTATTTGCTGACGGTAGCACTCACTCTGTGGTTGTGCCATTTAAGGATATGCTGGCTCACCAGTTTGTCCGTAATGTAAACGCAAACTCAGTTCCAAAGATCTTCCAGAATGGAATGTATGACAACCTCTACTTCCTCCGTTTCAGCGCACCGAGCAATAACTGGATTTACGCAAGTGCGGTTGTCACACTTATGCATGACCACTTTACCTTGCATAGCTTCCAACGTAATTCCGTTAGCGTTTGCATACGCTATCCTATGATGACCAACAGGCTCACCGCCAAGATTTACATAGCAGTAGC